TGCCTAAGGATGCATTCCTTTCTAAAATGGAACGTGTCAAAGGTAAAACCAAGGGTAAGCTTGTCATTAAGGAATATCCAACATCATCCGCTGGTGCTGGTAACTTCAGACATCTTCTGAATGAACTCAGGCTGAAGAAAAACTTTGCTCCTGACATTGTGTACATTGACTATCTTAACATCTGTGCTTCAAGTCGTATTAAGAATGGATCAAACGTAAACTCGTATTCATACATTAAGGCCATTGTTGAAGAACTTCGTGGTCTTGCAGTTGAGTTTAACATCGCTTTGGTTACAGCTACACAGACGACCAGAGGTGGCTACGGCGACTCTGATGTTGATATCACTGACGTGTCGGAAAGCTTTGGCGTCGCTCATACTGCAGATTTCATGTGCGCTCTGATTACCTCAGAGGAACTTGAAAATCTTGGTCAGCTTATGGTCAAGCAATTAAAGAATCGCTACAACGATATTAACTATATACGTAGGTTTGTTTTAGGTATCGAACGTGCCAAGATGAAACTATTCAATCTTGAGGAAAGTGCTCAAGGCGACATTCAAGATGATAAACCAGTCTTTGATAAAACATCAACTGGCAATAAGTTTGATAAGGAAAAGTTTAAAGGATTTAACTAATGATGTATAGACTAGAAAAGGATCATGAGCTCGGTGTTGTAAAAATCATCGAGACTCCAACTGACCAGGTAATTGAGATGTTTATCATCGAATCAGAAATGGATAAGGCCAAAGCGATACTTAAGAATCTAAACATGGGCGGCGGCTTTGATGGCAACACACCATCATTTTTTCTCATATAATGGTTTACATAATTACTAAAATGGATTAAGGTGGTCCTACCACAACTTAGGAGGTAATATGCTCATCGAACGTCGGTCTCTCATTTCTGGTCTTATTCGCACTCTGGATCTTCCAGTAACTGAGGAACAAATTGAAGCTTGGGAAAACGGCGCTCTCATTCAAGACGCCATGCCAAATCTAACTGTTGCCCATCGAGAATTCCTATTGACGGGTATTACCGATGCCGAATGGGAGGAAACATTTCCTCCTGAAGCCGAAGATGATATGGGTAACGAGCCTGCATTCTGAGTGACATATGAACATTTTTATTCTTGATAATGATGCCGTGACGGCTGCACAACTTCAGTGCAACCGACACATTGTGAAAATGCCGTTGGAAAGTGCTCAAATGCTTTCCACGGCACATCGCATACTGGATGGTCGACTGACTAAAGGTCGGTCAAAATCAGGTAAGCGATTAGTCGACATTTGGACTCATCCGAGTCCGGATCTTGACCGTGTTCTTTACAAATCAGTTCACGCACATCATCCTTGTACAACTTGGACTATGGAAACGGATTCCAACTATCGTTGGCATTACGAACATTTTCTAGCGCTTTGCGAAGAGTATACATATAGGTATGGAAAGCTTCACAAGTCATTTAAGGACTTGAAGGACGTTCTTGCCAACCCACCCAAGAATATTCCTTCAGGCCCTCTGACTCCACAACCATTGGCTATGAAGGCTAATCCAGAATGTATGGACTATCGAAACATCGTTGGTTCATATCGTAAGTTTTATCAAACAAAGCAGCATCGCTTTAAAATGATTTGGACCAATCGACCAGTTCCGGAATGGTTCCAGTATAAGGAATTATCTATATAATGGAGTTTCAATGAAAAAGTCACTTATACTCTGCCCATCAGGTATATCAGTTCAGACTAAAGATCACTGGCGCTTTAAGGCGCCCGGATCGCTATACGATATACACTTAATCAGTTACAATGATTATCAACATGATGCAGCCTCATATGATGAAATTACTCATATGAAGGGAATGAAGTGGGCTTTGGCAAAAGCTGTATTATCACAACTTGATCTTTCACAGTACGAGTATGTTGGGTTTATTGATGATGATCTTATCTTTAGTTCGGATGCTTTAAATAAAGCACTTAAGACGGCGCATGATTTAAACAGCCAAGTCTTCCAACTATCGCTTGACCAAAATTCAGCTGGGCATCACCGCATACTATTTGCAAATCCTCATCTTCGACATTCCGTAACCAATTTTGTTGAAGTTATGGCTCCATTCATTCACGTATCTCGTATGGCTGAGGTTATGAACTTTTGGAATTTATATGCGCCATCAACTGGGTGGGGTTTCGATTTTGTTCTCTGTGATATATTGAAATGTGAGGCTCATGTTCTCCACGAAGTAACTATGCATCATCCACACAGACAGTCAATTTATGATAAAAGCGAAGCATATCAAGAGCAGCGTATTTGTCTAGGGTCGGTTTATCCAACATATATGTGGAAAAGATATAAGGAACAAATTGAACCAGGTTCTTTCCATGAGCCAAGAATTATAAGAAGGGAATTAAAATGAAATCATTAGTGACAGGTGGCCTTGGCTTTATTGGTACACGAATGTGTCAGCGACTTCTTGATGAAGGTCATGAAGTGGTTGTACTTGATATTGGTTTAGCAGGCACACGAAGAACAATTAAGCATCCAAAGATTAAATATGTTTTTAATGATGTTTGTAATTATAAGGACACTCGGTGGCTTTATGATGGTGTTGATTATGTATTTCATATGGCCGCAGTATCACGTGTTCCAGCGTGTGAGGAAAATCCTACCATAGCCTTTAATACAAATTATGTAGGCACAGCGACAGTTCTACAATGTGCGCTTGAAGCTGGTGTAAAGCATGTAGTGAATTCATCAACTTCAGCTGTATATGGTAATGATGATCGGCGGTTGGCTGAGGATTATAATGATCCAATTAGTCACTACGGACAATCCAAGTATCATGCCGAATTGCTATGTAAGCACTATAATCAACAGCATAAGCTAAGAACTACTTCACTGCGATATTTTAATGTTTATGGACCAGGCGAAGATGCTTCCGGTCAATACGCACAAGTCGTAGCAATCTTTATGGATAATTATCGTAAAGGACAACCTTTTAAGATTTTTGGAGATGGATCCCAAAGGAGAGATTTTGTCCATGTAGATGATGTAGTTAATATTAATTTTAAATGTATCACACATGATGATGACGTCTTTTATGGAGGTAATCCTTATGGAAAAACATTAAATGTTGGAACTGGTATCTCACATTCAGTATTAGATATTGCCAAAGCCATTCAACCTAATGAAACCAATGTTGTTTTTGCAAATCATCGGCAGGGTGATGTTCATAAAACATTAGCAAATATAGATAAACTCCAAGATATTTTCAGTTTTAAACCAAAAGATCGGGTACTTGACTATATTAAGGAACAATTGAATGCGGTATGATTATCTTATAGTAGGATCAGGTCTTTTTGGAAGTACATTTGCCAGGCTCGCAGCAGAGTCTGGCAAAACCTGTTTAGTGGTAGAACAACGAGATCATTTTGGTGGCAATGTCCACAGTGAGAATATCGAAGGTATTGAAGTTCACACTTACGGACCTCACATCTTTCACACAAACGATGAGGATATTTGGCAGTGGGTAAATAAGTTTTCAGAATTTGTTCCTTATGTTTATTCACCTAAGGCTATCGGTTCAGACGGTAAGATGTATTCTCTTCCGTTTAACATGAATACGTTTAATGAGATCTGGGGAATTCAGAAACCAGAACACGCTAAGTTGGCAATCAGTATGTCGGCTTCAGAAAATGATAATCCTCAGAATCTTGAAGAACAGGCAGTATCGTTCGTTGGATATCTTATCTACGAAAAGCTAATCAAGCACTACACGAAGAAGCAGTGGATGAAGGACCCTAAGGATCTTCCAGCATCAATTATTAAGCGACTGCCTGTGCGAATGACATTTGATAATAACTATTTTAATGACAAGTATCAAGGCATTCCGCGGCACGGTTATACAGAATTTATGCGAAGCATTCTTGATCACGAAAATATTGATGTTTCTCTCAATACGAAATTCAATAAGGAAGATTGGGACGATATTGCGGATAGGATTGTTTACACAGGAAAGATAGACGAATACTTTAATTACTGTCATGGTGAGCTTGAATATAGAACACTTCGATTTGAAACGGAAATACTTGACACGGATAATCATCAAGGTGTTGCGGTAATTAATGATTGTACACCAGACAATCCATGGACGAGAACAATCGAACATAGACACTTTGATAAATATTGTCGGTCATTAAAAACAGTAATTACTCGGGAGACTCCGGACGTATGGAGCCGAAATAAGATTCCATACTATCCTATTAATGATAATCACAATACTCAAATGTTTAAACAATACGAAATTTTAGCACTTAAGGAACAAAATGTAATTTTTGGTGGAAGACTCTCTGAATACCGCTATTATGATATGCATCAGGTAATTGGATCCGCCATGGCAAAATGGGAGAAAGAAAATGAACGAATATAAAGTGTGTGTTGTAATTCCAGCAGGAAGAAAGAGATATATGCAACTCTTGATTTCTCAGATACTTAAACAAAGTCACGCCTGGGATGAACTTCAAATTTGGAAGAATACAAATGTTCGGGAGGACATTGAATATATTGATTCGCTTCCATCATTGCATCCAAATATTCGAGTGGTTGAATCACCAATTAAGCGTCAGGGTGATTCCTGGGCTGGCAGCACCATTTATCAGTTCTTTAAGAATTGTCTGGATCCAAATACAGTCTATATTAGATTCGATGACGATGTTTGTTACATCGATCCATTTCTTATTCGAAGATTGGCAGAAAGAAGATGGAATGATAAGGAATCATTCCTCGTATCACCACTTGTGATTAATAATGCGGTCTGCACATGGCTTTTACAGGGCCGCGGTTTATGCTCCGATATGCCGGCAGTTGGTAGAAATTGTGTTGATGATATCGGTTGGAAGGATCCATTGTTTGCCGAAAGACTTCATCGCTGGTTCTTGACTGGTGGATATGAACAGATCAGAAACCTCGATCATGCTTATAAAACAAACGAAAGATATAGCATTAATTGTATTTCTTGGCTCGGTTCCAAATTTGCTGAATTTGGTGGAGTCGTAGGTATTGATGAAGAAACATGGCTTAGTCAGGAATATGTTCAACAAAATGGATTAATGAATACCATACACACCGATCTTACATGTGCTCACTTTGCTTTCTTCCCACAAAGGGATCACATGGATAGAACCGATATCCTTCAGTGTTACGAAAATTTTATAAATAGTCAATAAACACTAGGTGAGGCCCTCATGTTACGTTTTAAGCAATATATTGAGATCTTAAAGGAAGCCGTTAAAAAGAAGGCGACTGAAAATGAAGGAGAAGGTAAGCAAAATACCGAAGGTGTGTTACATGAGCTTTTGGTGGGCCACCATTTAAATGGTGGCCAGCACATGGAACACCATAATGATAAGGACGGCCTAACTCCCACACAAGTTCATGATAAGCTTAAAGCGTCAATAACGCCTGAAGCATACGATGCTATTAATAAAAAGGCCAAAAAGGCGGCAGATCATATAAGAAGTATTGTTGAATCAAACGGTCATAAAGTTCATAAGATTCATTGGACATCAAAGAACGGTGATATTGAACGTGCAACTGGTATTAAATCAACACAATCAGAGGATGCTTCTGATCTTGTGGTAACTACAAGAAACCATAAAGGCGAACTCAAGCACCACGGCATCAGTTTAAAGGTTTCAAAACTTAGACCATCAAGCCATGTTCCTTTATCAAACCGTGGACTTGAGGCCACTTATGGTGGTGATAAGATCGCTCAGGATCATCGTAACAAAGTTCTAGGCATGTACCCCGAACTTAAGAATTTACCTAACGATCCTAACTATGAAAAGAATGGTGCTGGTGATAAACGTAGACGCTGGGCCAAGGCAAATCCAAAGAAAGCGGCCCATATCAAAACTATGAATACTGCTGCTCTTCATGGCATCGCTCAACATCTTACCGACCATTTAAACAATGCGGGTCCAGCAGCAATTGTAGATCACCTTCGTAACCATGTTCTTTATGCAAAGAAAACACCAATGCAGGAACAAGGTCATGCACATATTCGCCATACTACCTATGGTGATGGTACAACTGAACATTATAATCCATCCGAACATTTTGAGCACATCTTAAAGGAACCTGAACATATAACAGTTCAAAGAAGTGGCACAGGTGTTGTATTTTCACACCGTGGTGTGCCTTTTGCCAGACATTCACTCAAGTTTAACTCACAAAGCGATCCTGTATCATCGATTAAGGGTGTAGGTAATACCTCAGGCTCAAAGAAGAAAAAGTAATGCTTAGATTTAAACAATATCTATTTGAATCCGCAGCTAGTGAGGAAAAGCTCACACACTTAGAGCATCTTGAGGATCACCCTATTAATGCTGGAGCAGAAGGCATAAAGCACGCCATTAGTAATCTGACCGCAGTACATCGTAAGTTGCGCGGCGGTGATAATGATACTCGTATCACAACAAAGTTTGACGGTTCACCTTCTATTGTTTTTGGTCGTCACCCAGAAACAGGTCAGTTCTTCGTTGCATCCAAATCAGCATTTAATAAGACTCCAAAGATTAACTATACCGAAGCCGATATTGAAAAGAATCACGGTCACGCACCAGGTCTAGTTGAAAAGCTTAAAGCTGCTCTAAAACATCTACCAAGAGTGACACCGCCGAGAGGTGTTTTCCAAGGTGACGTAATGCATTCTGGTAATGATGTTCAAAAGCAAGGTCGTAAGGTTTCATTCACCCCTAATACAATTACATATTCGGCACCTGCTTCATCGGAACAAGGTAAAGCAGCACAACGTGCTAAATTTGGTGTAGCAGTTCATACTGCATATAAGGGTGATACATTCGATAATATGAAAGCTGAATACGCACCAAAGATTGAAAACTTTGGTAAGCACCCTGATGTTCACTTGATTCCAGTTGAGCACAGTTTACAGGGTGTGCAATATGGCCGGGAACAACAAAGTCAGTTTAAGGATCATCTTCGTAATGCTATGAGGTCTGCTCGTGGTATTAATCATGATGCTATTATACCTCATCAAATTCCGCTTAAGACCTATATTAATTCCACAGTTCGCCAAGGTACTCGACCAACAGTCGAAGGCTTCATGGAACACTATAAGAATTCACTTCAAAAGAAAGTTGATGGTGTAAAATCGCCGAAGGCGAAGGAAGCTAAGACAGTTGAGATGCAACGCGCATTAGATGATGTCGCAACAAACAAAGAACACTTTAGTAAAACATTAGATCTTCACCATCATTTACAGAACGCAAAGAATGTTCTTGTTGATGCATTATCTTCCAAGAGTGATTTTGACCACAGCATTCAAGGTAAGAAAGCAAAACCTGAAGGGTTTGTTGTAGTCCAAAATAACCGTCCGACTAAATTCGTTGATCGTCAAGAATTCTCTGCAGCAAACTTTAATAGGCCAAAGTAATGAAAGCGATTGTCACTACATTCGGAAGAATGAATCCGCCAACTGTTGGCCACCAAAAGCTCATTGATCGAGTAAAGTCTCTGGCTAAATCTCAGAACGCTGACCACGACATTCGAGTTTCACATTCAGTTGATCCTAA